CATTACTCGCACGGCAGGCAGGTTTGTTTATTCAGCCCTACCCGATTTACCCAGGAGAAGATATGAAACATGATTGCAGTCCAAATTTAGGCGCTTTTCTGGACATGATAGCGGTGAGTGAGATCGGCGATCTGTTGCTGATGCGTTCGGCTAATGGCTATAACGTGCTGGTTGGAGCCACGCCGACGCACCCGCTTTTATTCACCAGCTACGCAACCCACCCGAATATCCTCAACAAGACTACTAATTCGACCGCCGCAGGCCGCTATCAGTTATTGCATAAATATTATGACGCATACAGTAAGCAGCTTGACCTGACAGACTTTACCCCGGCATCTCAGGATGCAATCGCTATCCAGCAAATCAGGGAATGCCATGCCATTCCATTGATTGAAGCCGGGAAGATTGCTGAAGCGATTGCGGCTTGTGCGCATATCTGGGCGTCCCTGCCCGGTGCGGGGTACGGCCAGCACGAAAACAGGATTGCAGTGCTTGAAACAGCCTATCAAAACGCCGGAGGAAAACTAGCATGAACGACTTCATCAAAAAGGCGCTGCCGTGGATAGGTGCGGCTGCAACAGGCAATGTGCCGGCACTGGTTGCTATGGCAGCCAGTCAGCTGAGCCAGTCATTCGGTACGGACATTGCGCCGACTGCTGACGCCATTGTCAAGGCTGTACAGGGTGCTACGCCTGAGCAGCTATTGTCAATGAAACAGGCCGACAACGACTTTGCCACCAAGATGCAGGCGATGGGCTTTGCGCACCTGGAGGAATTGCAACAGGTTGCCGCAACTGACCGTGCCGACGCACGCAACCGCGAAATCAAGACAGGCGATAGCCGGACACCTCAAATACTGGCCGCCCTTGTGCTGGTCGGCTGGTTAACGGTGCAAGGCTATTTATTAACGCATGTAATCGACGCCAGCATGCGCGAACTGATCGCCCGGGTGCTGGGTACGCTGGACAGCGCGTTAACTCTGGTGCTGTCGTATTACTTCGGTTCCAGTGCAGGCAGCGCGGAAAAGAATCAGATTATTGCGCAAGGGCAAAAGGCATAACCAATGGAAAACTTCATAAAAATCATCTTCTGGATAAATATTATTACTGTAGCCATCAGGGCGTTGGTAATAGCTACTTCAAAGTACCCTCGTTTGCAAAGTACAAGTATTGGTTCGGAAGTAATCAGCTTGCTGTCTAGTTGCTGGCTAGCTGGTTATTCAGCATATCTGGTATGGGGTTAACACTGAAATGACTGACCAGATTGATGATGCGCAGGAAATGGACGCCTGGTATCGCAGCCGGTCACTGGATGCGCGTGTGGCTATTCCGATGCCCTACACCGGCCAGTGCTACAACTGCGAAGAGCCGCTTGAGCATGATAATTTCTGTGATGCCTATTGCCGGGATGATTACCAACTACGTAAAAAACAACAAAGCCAAAGGGTATAGGTATGGATGTGGAATGGATGAGATTTGGCTTTGAGATATTGCAATTCATAGCGACTGGCATTTTGGGTGCCTATGCCTATCAATCCAATAAAGACAAGGTGACAAATAGCCGGATCGGCAAGCTTGAGGATGATCTCGACGCAAGGCTGGATGGTCAGGCTGAGCGTATCACCCGGCTTGAAACCCGTGCTGAGAACTCCCCTACGCATGATGACTTAGGCGGTATTCACGAAAAGATAAACCAGCTCAGGGCGGAGGTTGGCCTGTTAACCGGTGAGTTTATCGGCGTAAGGAATCTGCTGAACACTCTTAATCAATATCTGTTGAATGAAGGAAAAAGATGACTACCTATGCCGAAGAGATCGCGGCCTCACGTCGGCTAACCATATTGCTGATGCTAAGTTTTGCGAATGGCTACACCATGAATCGCGCTGTGCTGCGTGATCAGGTTGGCCGCACTGGATACGTGACCAGCATGGATCAAATGATTGAAGAGCTGGAATGGCTGCTCAGTCGCCATCTGATTGAAATGCTGGAACTGGACGTGGTACGCCTGACTTATCAAGGTGAAGATGCCGCGCTCGGTCGCTGCCAGGTAGACGGTGTACGCCGCCCTTCTCTTTCTGTTCCAGGTAGGCCTGGCACCCCGCTTGAGCTTATGCCATCGGATGATAAACATGGCACACGGTGAAGATTCGCGTCGTCAGGTTCGTGCGGCTTATGTTTTTGATCAGCTGTCACTGGAAATCTCCGCCGTTAAATTCGGCGTTCCTTATGCTACCGCCAGAAACTGGAAGCGCGCAGGTAAGGAGTTGGGCGACGATTGGGACAAGGCACGCGGCGCGCAGTTGATCGCCGGTGGCGGCATTGAAGACGTGGTACGCCAGACGCTGGCCGTTGTGGTTCAGCAAGTACAGGCCACAGTCGAATCTATCCAGCAAGCGCCTGACATGGCGCCGGGTGACAAGGTGCAAATGCTGTGTAGCCTGGCTGATGCCTATAACAAGCTGATGTCCGCCAGTCGCCGCCTGATGCCGGAAACCGACAAGCTCGCCGTGGCCACGGATGTGGTTAAGCGTTACGCCGATTTCGTGCGGACAAAATACCCGAAGCACATGATGATTGTGGTTGAAACAATGGAGCCGTTCGGTGACGAGCTGGTGAAAGCGTATGGATAAGCTTGTCTGGATTTTAATCGGACTGATTGCCGGGAAGTACATCGGGTGGAATGCGGCTCATCATTGCGTTGCTGAAGAATGTCGTCGCTTGGGCAGTTTTTACGTTGGGAAGTCGATATTCAAATGCATTGAAATTAAGGACCCAGAGCCCTTTGTAGTAAAAATTCCGCCTGCACCACCTATGCCGGAATGGTATCGAAATAAGAAGGTTGAAGATGGCAAATAACAAAACCTCAAAATGCGACTTTCTTGAAGAGATCGGTAAGCTCGCCCAGAACTTCCGCATGCAGATCGAGGCGGAAGTAGACGGCTTCGATCCGGATCCTGCCGCCCTGGCTGAACGCCGGGCGCGTGCGATGCACGACTATCGTTTCTTTGCCAGAACCTACTTCCCGCACTACGTTAAAAAAGGCGAAGCGGCGTTACACACCTACCTTTATGACCGTCTGCCTGAGATTGTTGATAACGGCATCGGTGATCATGAGGTGATTGCAGCCCCGCGCGGCAATGCCAAATCCACCCTGGTTACGCAGATATTCGTGATCTGGTGCGTCGTTACCGACCGCAAGCGTTATCCGGTGATTGTCATGGACGCACTGGATCAAGCCGCCACGATGCTGGAGGCAATCAAGGCTGAGCTGGAGTTCAATCCGCGTCTGACCATGGACTTTCCGGAAGCCTGCAGTGCCGGTCGCGTATGGAACGTCGGCACTGTCGTGACCGCCAATGATGCCAAGATACAGGCATTCGGTTCAGGCAAGCGCATGCGCGGTCTGCGTCACGGTCCGCATCGCCCTGATCTGGTCATCGGCGACGATCTGGAAAATGATGAGAACGTGCGCTCTCCGGAGCAACGCGACAAGCTGGAAAACTGGCTGAAGAAAACCGTACTGTCCCTGGGGGAGGCGGATGACACGATGGATGTGATTATTATCGGCACCATCCTGCATTACGATTCAGTGCTATCTCGCTTGCTCAAAAATCTGCTGTGGACATCGAAGAAATTCCGCTCTATTGAGCGCTGGCCGGACAATATGCAGTTATGGGAGCAGTGGGAAGAAAGACTGCTCAACGAGGGCCCTGAGGCCGCATTACAACTTTACACCCGGTGTAAAGAGGAGATGGACGCCGGGGCTGTCGTATGCTGGCCGGATGGTCAACCGCTTTACAGTCTGATGATTAAGCGCGCCCGTGATGGTCGTGCAGCGTTTGATTCTGAGCAGCAGAACGATCCTGTCGCAGGTGATGACGCCCCGTTTGCGCATATTCTGGATAAATGCTGGTATCAATACTTGCCGCCTAATCTGGTCTATTTCGGTGCTTGTGACCCGTCCCTGGGCAAGGCGGGTGCCTCGCGTGACCCGTCGGCCTTGCTGGTCGGTGGTTACGATAGAGCGACCGGCATACTGTATGTGGTCGAGGCGTTGGTTAAGAAGCGCTTGCCGGATCGCATCATCAGCGACGTGATCGAGCTGCAAAAACAATACAACTGCGTGCTGTGGTCAGTTGAGGCGGTGCAGTTTCAGGAGTTCTTGCACACCGAGCTGGTGAAACGTTCGGCAGCGCTGGGAGTTCCAGTGCCGGCGCGTGCCGTTAAACCAACCACCGACAAGCTGCTGCGCATCGAGACGCTGCAGCCACATTTTGCTAACGGCTTAATCAAGCTCAATCCCAATCAAACTACGCTGATAGATCAGTTGCGGCACTTCCCGAAGGCTGACCATGACGACGGCCCTGATGCATTGCACATGCTTTGGGCTGCCGCGCTGTCCTGCGGCGGCGTGATTGAATTTCAGTCACTGGGTCCACGGCGCAACGCAACACGAATGAACGATTACCTGGGTTAATGCGATGGAAAATACCAATAAAAGAAATGGCCAGCCTACCACTGATGAGGTAGCAACCGTTATCAGGGACATCACCTTCCCGACCTATTCCGGCGTGCTGCGCCATCAGGATGACACGCTGCTCACACGCGGCCAGTCAAAAGGGCTGAAGATTTATGACGAAATCGAGCGGGATTGCACGGTCTATGGTGATCTGCAAAAGCGCAAGCTGGCAGTCATCTCGCGCCCGTGGCAGGTAGATCCTGCATCAGATTCACCGATTGATAAAAAGGCAGCTGACCTGGTGCGTGTGCAGCTGGCCAGCCAGTCGTTCAATTTTGACCTGGTTTGTCTGAATATGCTGGATGCTATCCTTAAAGGCTTTTCAGTAGGCGAAGTGATATGGGAGATTATCGGGGGCGAAGTCGTTGCCACTCAAATCAAGGCGCGTGATCAACGGCGTTTCGGCTTTGATGATCAATATCAGCTACGCCTTAAAACACCGGGGAACTTTATCCCTGGCATGGAGTTGCCTGAGCGCAAATTTATCGTACATAGCTTTGGCTCAAAAGACGGCAGTCCTTATGGCTTGGGTTTGGGTACGCGGCTGTTCTGGCCGGCATTCTTCAAGCGCCAGGGAATTTCCTTCTGGCTGGCTTTAGCTGACAAATTCGGCAGCCCAACCCCAATTGGTAAATATCCCAACGGCACGTCGGCACCTGATCAGGCGAATCTACTGAGCGCACTGGATGCGCTGTCGCAAAGCGCGGGGGTAGTGATACCGCAGGATATGGTGATTGAGCTGATGGAGGCTAAAACGGGTGGCAACGGTGCGGATACCTATCCGGCGCTATGTCACTACATGGATGACCAGATCACGATTGCCATCCTGGGCGAATCATCCACAACCAAGGGCGGCGGGGGGCAGGCAGCCAGCGCCGCTATTACACGCAATGAGGTTCGTCTTGAGTTGGTGCAGGCGGATGCTGATTTGCTGTCCGCTACACTGAATGGGACGATCGTTAAATGGATCACCGAGTTTAACGTTCCAGGTGCCACGCCGCCGCGTGTATGGCGCAAGGTGGAAGAACAGAAGGATCTGGGCGCTGTGGCCACGCGTGACAAGACGATCTTTGATATGGGGTTCGAACCTTCTGAGGCGTATATCAATGAAACCTACGGCGGCGAGTGGACTAAAAGAAAAATTTCCCAGACGATTAGTCCAGACAAGGCGTCGGGTCTGACGGCGGCATTTGCAGAAAATTCACAAGCATCCAGTCCGGGAAGTCAGATGGATGATGATTCGACGGTTGCCTGGGATGCAGTAATGGCACACATCACCGACCTGGTCACCAGTGCGGATAGTCTGCCAGCGCTGCAAGCTACGCTGACCGATGCTTATGGTGAATTGCCGCTGGACGATTTGCGCAAGATCATGGCACAGGCGTTCCAGCTGGCCGCGCTGACTGGCATGGCGGATGTGGCGGATGGCAAGTAATGACTTCCAAATACGCGCCTATTCATCAGGCTTTCGCTGAGCAGATTGAGTTCTTCCGGCAGAAGCTTAACCTGCCGACGGAGGTGTGGGATGACATCGAGCGCGCAGCGCATGACAGAGCGTTTGTCGTCGCCGGTGCGCAAGGCGCGGATCTGCTGTATGACCTGAGAGGCGCGATAGATAAGGCGATTGAACAAGGAACCGGGCTGGCGCAATTCCGCAAGGACTTTGCGCAGATCGTCGCAAAGCACGGCTGGACGGGATGGACGGGCGAGGGAACAAAAGCGGGTGCTGCCTGGCGTACCAAGGTAATCTACCAGACCAACATGGCCACCAGCTACGCTGCCGGGCGCTGGAAACAGCTTAACGATCCTGAATTGCTCAAGATCATGCCGTACTGGCAGTATCACCATAACGACAGCGTGTTGCACCCTCGCCCGCTGCATCTGCTATGGAATGGGCTGACACTGCCACCGAATCATCCTTTTTTTAAAACCCACTTCCCGCCGGGCGGATGGGGTTGTCTGTGCTGGGTTTCGGCAGTGACAAAAGAAAAATACATGCTGGCCATCGCTAACGGCAAGAGTAAGCCGCCCGAAGGATGGGATGCTATTGATCCAAAAACAAGCGCGCCGGTCGGTATCGATAAGGGGTTCGATTATGCGCCTGGTGCAAACGTCGATCGTTCGCTGAAAGATTTCATTGACCAAAAGCTGATTAAGCTAGATGCGCCTATTGGAGCGGCAATGTGGGAGGTTATAAAGCCGGTGTTAATGGCAGAGCAATCAGCGGCGGTACGAGAAATGGTGATTGATGCAGCGGCGACTATGAGACCAAAAGGTATAAGCGTACTAGCGTATGTAGTTACACCCAAAACAGTGGATGATTTAACTGCACATGGCGAAGTATTGAAGGATGCTGCTGTATGGCTGCGCGATCATGAGTTGGTGCATGCAATTCGAGAATACAAAAACAATTTGGGACACGCCTTGCCGCTTGATATTTGGATGAACCTATCCGAGAAACTGGATAATTCTACCCCTTATTTTGATATGACGGATAAAGCTTTAATCTATGCTATTGATATTCCTGAAAAAATAGGAAAGATTGTAGTTCGTATTAATTATTCCGATAGAGTGAACCGCAAGGAGATTAAATCAAACTTTATTCGTACTGGTGGAATTGTTGAGGAGGGTGACTTGCTTGAGATGCTGCCTGGAAACAAAGGGAGGCGCTATGTTCCTCTTGATAGATAGTGCCGTGGGTAGCGCCGGATTCGAACCGGATCATGCCAACACTCGCGTGCCCGCAACCATTCCCATTGGAAACAACCACCCGCGACAGCCGCAGGATAGCACCAGATGATTAAAATTGAAATAACAGATAGCGGCGTAATGGATTCATTCAACCGCCTGATCGCGATGGGTGAGGATATGAGCGGCCCGCTGGCGGCGATAGGTGAAGTGCTACTGACGTTGACCAAGCAACGCTTTGAGCAAAGCACAGACCCTTATGGCGAGCCCTGGAAAGAAAACTCGGATACGACGTTGCGTGCCTTTCTTCATTCCAAATCTGACTCTCGTGCGGCATTTTCTCGCCTTTATCAATTCGGGCAATCTGAAACTGGCAGTACGTTTGCCGGTTACAAAAAAGGCTATTTTAAAAAAAATGGTTCGCTTACCAAGAAAAGCACGACTTTACTCGCGAACAAGAAGCCGCTGATCGGCGCATCAAAGTCGCTATCCACTCAGTTTTCATCTAGCGTATCCGGTGGTAATTCGGTAATGCTGACAACGCTGATGCCGTATGCCGCCATACAGAACTTCGGCGGCACCAAGGCTGAATTCCCGCATCTGTGGGGCGATATTCCGGCGCGAGCCTTTTTTCCGGATAAGGAGCGCGGCCTGCCGGATGATTACAACCAGGAGATATCCGCCGTACTGAAAGCTGCGCTGCAAAACGCGATAAACGGGTAAAAGCGTTAAACTGCTCAGGAAGCGATTTAAGGGGCTTGCTTTTTACAAGTGCGATGGATGTATCAAAATAAAATGCAATTAACTTTTAACGGGGGGTTAACGGCCTCTATGCGCGTCCCGCCATGCGTTTTCAATTGCGCATCATAGATATTATTCATTCTGAGCGTGTTTGGTTGCCGTTTGCCTGAGTATTGCGTAATCTAAAAAAGCAATTCACCCCGTCATTACGGCACTGAAGCCTTTCCATATCGCCCTATTCTGCCGCCATCTTCACAATGGCGGCTATGAAAACGACACAATCAAATCAAATGCAGGGCGGAGTTTCGGCGCAAGTCAAAACTTCCAAACCAATCCAGATATTCAAGTCCGGCAGGCATACCGCGATGGGTGGTGCTGCGTTGTCATTTTCTGAAACCGACCTTGCGGCAACTGCTGCGGCATACGACCCGGCTAAACATGAAGCGCCCATCGTCGTAGGTCATCCAAAAAATGATGGCCCGGCTTACGGTTGGGTGCGATCCCTTTCCTTCGCTGACGGCCTGAACGCTGAGCCGCAACAGGTAGACCCGGCGTTTGCCGAAATGGTGAATCGCGGTGCCTTCAAAAAGATCAGCGCCTCATTCTATTCGCCTGACTCCCCCGGTAATCCTGTGCCAGGCGTGTATTACCTGCGTCATGTCGGTTTTTTAGGCGCACAACCGCCAGCTGTTAAAGGCCTGCGTGATGCCTCCTTTGCTGAAAAAGAAGAAGGCGTGATTGAATTTGCCGATGATGGTGATGTGCAGAACGCCTCGCTGTGGCGCATTTTTAAGAACTTTATGATCGGCACGCAAGGCCTGGATGCTGCAAACATAGCTATTCCTGAATACGCCATAGTTGCTCTTGAGCAAGCCGCGCAACAGGATGATGACGATACCGATACCGATACCGGCACCGCTGCACCCGCAACCGCTTTTACCGAACCCACCCAAACCCAAGGAGACGAAATGTCCGCAGAACAACTGGCCGAGCTTGCCACGCTGAAAACTGAAAACGCAAAACTCAAGACGGATAACACCGCCTTTTTCGAAGCCGCAAAAAATCATCTCATCACGTCGCGCAATGCCGATCACACGGCTTTTGCTGACGGTTTGATCAAGGAAGGCCGCCTGCTGCCTGTACATAAAGGCGTGACAGTGGCAACGATGAACGCCATGACTTCACAGGATACAGCGGTTGAATTCAGCGAAGGTGATACCAAGACCCCGCTGATTGATGCATACAAGGCGCAGCTTAAGGCCGCGCCTGTGATCGTTAACTTCAGCGAGCTGAGCGGTGGTGATGCGGCTGAGGCGAATACGGACCCAACTGCGATAGCGCGAGCTGCAGTTGAATTTCAGGAATCTGAATCGGTCGCCGGGCGTATCGTTAACTCTGCCCAGGCTGTGCAGCATGTAATGGCGAAATCTGCCAAGGCATAACCACTGCAACGCTTAAAAAAGGAAA